TACCAACAGTTCAAAGTCCACAACAACAGACGCAACAACAACAGACAACACCTCAAACAGCTGTTCCAAATGTATTTAGCCCATTAAAAATAGCGTCACAAGTATCACCAATATTATTAGGCAGTAGTCCTGCTACCCAGCAACTGGCTCAATCATTAGGGAGATCCAGATGAACATAGACAAGTTAAGAGAAGAATTAGCCGAGGATGAAGGCTGTAAGTACGAGATTTATTTAGACCACCTTGGCCTGCCTACAATGGGAATTGGTCACCTGATTACCAAGGATGACCCAGAGTATGGGTTAGGAGTAGGTACGGTAGTTGAGCAAAACCGTGTTCAGTCTGCGTTCAACTTAGATATCACAGTTACGCTCGAGGATTGCCAGAGGCTTTATAAAGACTTCAACGACTTGCCCGAAGAAGTTCAACTGATTATAGCAAATATGATGTTTAACCTTGGCTACCCGCGTTTATCTAAGTTCAAGGGCATGAAAGCAAACGTAGATGCAAGGGACTGGCCTGCGGCAGCCGATGAGATGGTTGATTCAAAGTGGTATACTCAGGTAACCAACCGAGCTAGGCGTTTGGTAGACAGGATGCGAGCTTGCGATAATGAACAAGATAAATAAGTCTATGTTCACGTCCGAGACGGATGTATGGTCTACACCTCAAGATTTCTATAACAAAATAAACCTAGAGTTTGATTTTGAACTAGACGTGTGTGCTTTGCCAGAGAATGCAAAGTGCCCTAAGTATTTTACCCCAGAACAAGATGGACTTGCTCAAGACTGGACAGGAGCTTGCTGGTGCAATCCTCCATATGGCAGGGAGATAGGTAAGTGGGTAAAGAAAGCATCTGAATCAAAAGCCATTGTTGTTTGTCTGGTTCCAGCTAGGACAGACACGGCTTGGTGGCATGATTACGCAATGAAAGCAGATGACATTAGGTTTATCCGAGGTAGGCTAAAGTTTGGAAACAGTAAGAACAGTGCGCCTTTTCCATCTGCTTTACTTATATTTAGAAACTAGCCCACTTCCCCCCAGTTATCACCCAACTCCTGATCGACCTTGCTTGGTACTTTTAAATCAGAGCATGTCTCCATAATCTCTTTTATCCTTGATGCTTGCTTCTCGGACTCCACATTAAAGCATAGTTCATCATGCACTGTAAGTAATGGCACTAGCCCTTCTTTATAACATTCTACCATTGCCTGTTTGGTTTGGTCGGCTGCGGAGCCTTGTATCAGCCTGTTCAATGCCTTGTAAGTAAATGCTCTGCGTATACCCATACCATATTCTTTCTCTGCCTGCTCCCTTGGCATAGGCTTGTTATATCCAAAACTTCTTGGCTCCCACATTTCAAAACGGCATTGCCTGCCAGACATAGTTCTTATTTTACCGTTTTTTGAAGCTCTTAATGCTACTTGGTCAGCAAGACCCTTAACAAAGGGCACCTTTCTATGATAATTGTCCAACAAACTTGTTGCCTCATCACTTGAAATATCTAATGTGTTTGCTAGTTTACCTTTCCCCATGCCGTACATAATCCCAAGGTTCACTGTTTTAGCACTTTTGCGAGTTATACCCGCCATGTCAGCTACCATCTGGTGAAAGTCTGGATCACCATTTTGGTACTCATCTACTAGGCTATCTATTGCATGGTGTTTAAGATTTGGAGGTAGCATCGCGCAGTAATGAACCAGTAATCTTGGCTCTTGACTAGAATAATCAAAACTGCCCCATTTGCATCCGTCATCAGGTAAGAACAAACCACGTATCATTGCTTTGATTTCTGGATCCCTAGCTGGAATCTGCTGTAAATTAGGATTACTAGAACTAAACCGCCCAGTAACAGTCCCACCATCATCAGACCGCAATGGGTGAAATTCGCAATGTATACGACCCTTATGAGCAAACTTTAATATGCTATCCACAAATGTATTGCTTGCCTTATCAAGTTCACGCAATCTTAATATTTTGTTGGATACCTCATGTGGACATGCTTGTAAAAAAGACTTTGTAAAAGATGGTTGCTTGCTTGTTTCTGTTTCCTGATAATATAGATTATAATGCTTGAATACTTTAGCAACACTTGTAGCAACCCAAGGTTCTACTCGGATGCCTGTGTCATGCTCTATCTCCATTGTTACAGCTTCTTTTAAGTCTTTTAAGTTCTTCTTTGTTCTCTCTGCTGCATCAACATCTACCCTGACACCCTTTTCTCGCATATCTAAAAGAACTGGTATTAAGTTTGTTTCAAGATCAAAGACTGTCATTAGGCTTTGCTGCTCTAATTCTACCCGAAAGTGGTTCCACAAACGCAAGGTAAGTTCAGCATCCTTCTCCGCATACGCACCTACAAAACGTGGGTGTAATCTCCACATCTCACCTTTGGGGTCAAGACCATAATCTGCTGCCGCAGCACGTAGTGTCTTCTCATCTTTCTTTTCGTTAAGATAGTCCTTGGATAAATTATTAAGGCTGTAACTAAACCTGTTTTCGTTTATCAAGGGGGCAGCAATCATAGTATCTATGATCCTACCCTCTATCTTAACACCGGCCCATCTAAGCCACCCCGCATCATAAGTAGCATTGTGCATTATCTTTGGAATGTGGGGTGTATTAAGTTGGTCTTTAAGCCACGTCATAACTTTTCTTTGAGGTATGTTGCCCCCCGCTTCATGACGAATAGGATAATACCCAACAAAGTCCCCTGCTGCGATAGCTATGCCAACAATAAACCCATCATCTCTAGCCCATCCCGGGCCTAGTTGCATTAGGTTTGGGTCATTAGTTTCTAGGTCAATCGCTATATATTCTGACCTAGTCAAATCTGGGAACTCCGTTGGAGGCAACCAATCCTCTTCGATTGTATCTAAATCCAAACGCTCCAAGAAACTAATCTGACTGCTTTCTTTCTTCATTTACCATTTCCCCACCTAGAGCGGCATATCCTATTATGTCTAACCAAGAATCACTCTTAGTTATATCCTCGGATAGTCTACTTAATTTCAACCCTATCATACAAGCAATAACCTGTTCTGGAGTTATCTCCGTCTTACAGATAATGCTCCACATAGTTGCTATTCTTTCATGGTTTATTCGAGACTCACCATAATCATTTGCCCTCGGTCCGTTAATTAAAAGTTCAGCTTCGTTTAAAAACCAAATCCTGTTCTTAGGTCTTGGCTTGCCCATTATTACTCTAGCTTTAGCTTCTTCTGATGCGTCTAAGTATGCAGAACCAAACATAGATTGTTTTTCAGTTCTTCTTATCTTAGCTACATAGTTTGGATTGGCTTTTGCCATAGCACCTATCTCTTTATTGTTCTTCTTTGGGTGCTTTTTTAACAAGTGTTTAATCTTCTGTAGTTTATTTATCTTTTTCATATTTCATACCTATATTTTGATGCACTGTCGATGATGTGAAGGTTGTGCTTTGTCCTTGTCACACCTGTATAAAAAACCCTATGCTCCTCATCTTGATCAACATTTGAAACAGCTGGGTAACACGATTCTGTGAACAACATCACATTATCGTCCTCACCACCCTTCATTCTGTGAATTGTTGAAACTGTAATTCTTGGAACCAAAGAGCCTCTTCTTAATATTGAAGCGAGATAAATTCTGTCTTGGTAAGACAGATTGCAAATATCTTGTGATGCAGCCGATTTATCCGCGATTAATCCATGATCGCGAACTAATAACTCATACGACAAGGTTGCTTGTGGATCTATTGCATCTAACGATGCTGATGCCCCTCTCTTAACCACCGCCTTATCACCTCGCTTTGGAACTAATTTATAAAGCCGTTTTACATCATCAAGAATTACTTCTCGACCTTCAGACAATGCCTTCCATGTTTTCATAGCTTTAAGAGTAACCTCATCAAAACTAAGTTTACCATTTCTCATAAACAAATACCCATCGTCTTTTAATTGTTGGGCTACGCCTGATATTATTTTATTGGTTCTTCCCATTATAGTCCAAGAACCCTCTTCAATATCAACATCGTTCCAATTAGAATGCCATATCACATCACCTTCACGATCCATTGGATTCCAGTGTTTTTGTTGTCGAACCTCTATTCTGTTTGTAAGAGTCTTGGCTAGTCTAAAAACATTTCTTGGAACTCTATAACTTTGACTTAATATTTGTATGTTGGGGCATATCTTTAAAAATAAATTAACATCCACACCATTCCAACCGTGAATACATTGGTCATCATCCCCCGCATACCACACTCTTTCTGCATGTTGCTTTAGAATAGACACTTGCCTCCATTGAAGTGGTGTTAAGTCTTGAGCTTCATCCACAATAAGTACATCTAATGTTGGCGCAGTTCCTTGAAGTACAAACTTTGATACCATGTCTGTATAATCATGCCTCTCGTTTCTTCTTTTGTAAGACTTATAAGCCGTGTCTAAAGCAACAAGAAACTCCCAATGAATGTCATAGTTTTTCTTGGAATTAAACTCATCCTCAAGGCTAATACACCTCATTGCAGACCTTGCAATAATTTCTAAATACTTATTGCCTTCTTTATGAGAAACAGGCACAAGACCATCTTCCATTTGAGCAGCAGTGCTTGAGTCAAATACCATACCAACTTCATGCCCAAACTCTTGAAACTCATAATAGCCCATTATTTTTTCTTTATCAAAGCCAAGCCATCGATGCCCTATGGAATGCAATGTTCTAAACCAAGGAAGATTCTTTTCTTCTAACCCTAGTTCCGAACCAGCCCTAAGTATTGCCTCTGATATTGATTTTCTTGAGAACGAAACAAAGCCGATTCTGTCAGGGGGTGTGCCATTAGCCAACTCCTGTTTAACAATATTAATCAAAGTGTGTGTTTTACCACACCCTGGAGGACCGAATATTAATGTCTCAGTCTGACTCATAGGTCTGCCTAGGTCTTGCTTTCAGCCAATCGGTTATGTCCTCTTCCAACCATCTCTTTGCACTAAATTTATCTTGCTCTGGGCCCAGCACAACAGGTTGAGGAAAGTGCCCCGCCTCTACCCATCTGTATATTGTACTTCGTGCTACACCAAACTTCTTAGTTAAGTCTCCTATTTTCAAATAGTTCGTATCCGAAAATTTATCAGAAAGGGATGTCATCCGCTGTCTCCTTGTTTGGAATTGGTATTTCCGTGTTATCAAATTCTGGCACCCACCAAACCCTGATGTTGTGCCATTTGCCTGACTCGTCTTTCAGCTTGTAATACCCATTACATTCTGAACCAAAGTTAAGACGCTTCAATCTCTCTTGTATTTGTGGTCTATTAAATGAAAGAAACCCTCTATTCTTGAGAAATTCTTGTAACCCCTTGAGGGTAAAATATGTAAGGTCATTCTCTGTCCAAGGCTTACCCATACGCAATTCCTCTGGTGATCTAGCCCTTATTCTGCTTGTACAAAAAGTTTCTAATAACTCCTCAAACTGACCTGTAGTAGTAAGTTCGGGGGATGCTTCAATTGTTGTAGCATTAGACATCAAACCATTAACCAAAACTTGCCAATCAGAGGACTTTGTTACTGGAGGCATAAAATCAATCTGATCCATACAAGCTCTTTGAAACTGTAACGGCATCTGTAATTGTTCAGTTGATAGTTCTAGCCGTGTTCCATTTACATCCAAGAAATATAATCTTGGCTCTGACTTCAATATTGTTAAGCCACCCATCGAGGGTATTGATGAACCGCCACCAACCCCATGCTCCATGCTTATGCACATATCCCTATTACAGTAGCTAGCCATTGGCTCTTCTTTGCATTTATATCCATACTTATCCTTATCTATGGACTTCTGCAATTGAACCACTTCATCAGCTGGCATAGGTGGTTTACAAATCTTTGTGTTCCATTCTTCTAGCTTTTTCTTCCAACCATCAGGGTACTTCTTACGCAAGAATATGCCTGTATGAAACATAGCATTGTTCCTCATGCCTTGTGGTATACCCATTAAAACAAGGTTTTTTATACAAGGTATTAAACCTTCAAATTCTTCTTCCTTGGACTCAAACTTCATCTTAGATAAAGCGTCCAAAGTTGTTTTCTTTTTATCAACTAAATTTAAAAATTCTTTCAAACTAAGGTCTTGGTTCTTAGCAGTGACGGCATAGCGCAAGGTATTCTTCTCATCAAAGTACGGAAGGTTAATAAAATTACCCACATCTCCTCTCTCAGCAAGAATCTGGTCTTGCTTTGGAAAGATCTCACAACCTGAGTAACCCAATACAGCAGAAAATTCTGTAAGGTAATCTCTCATATCTACAGCCCTAACCCAATCCTTCATAAACAAGAATAGGTGGGCACCTCCTGACTTTGAACGACAAACAACAAACGGTATATTTAAACTGTCGCACTTTGATTGAATCTGGGCATGATCAACAGGATACTTATCTATATCTAACAAACCGAACCTACATTTGTTTTGGTCTGTAATTGGTATCGATCCTACGCCTTTCTTCCCTTCTAAGTGTTGTTCTACTAATTCCCTTGTAAGAGGCTCTTTGACAATGAAACTCTTTGCTTCTGTTTTGCCATTTCTTCTTTTCGCCCCTACCGTTGTTTGACCGTGCGCTTTTGTTGAACCTTCAAAAGCCGTCCAGAAACGGTCAATTAATTCCATTAATAACTCCAAGAAAAAGGGGAGGGATTACCTCCCCCCTACATTAAAAGGGTATATCATCCACATCCATGTCAGTTTTTGTGACAGGAGTTGTTTCTTGTTCGGGTGCAGCCTTAACCTCACCTTTCGCAACAGATTCCCTAAATGCCTTTGCTTCTCGGAAAAGATTTGGGTCTGTAACAAGGCCCTCCTCTTCAACTTGTGGACTAAACCATGTTCGCATAGCCCCATCCACGGTCTTTGATTTTTCAACAACAGTGATTCTCCACATTGTGGCGAACAATGCGGGGGTTCTCATTATACCCTTCGAGTCTGCGACTTTCTTTAATGCAATCCTAGTCTTCCAAACCCTACTTACAGACAAAGCCGTGGTCTTCATACCTATAATCACAGGTTGAAACATACCGTTTTCACCAAGCACTAAACAATAATACTCATCTGTCTTAATAACTTCGTTGCCGTTAGGAAGGTATTCTTTAGCCCCTTCTCTTTTTGAGTTAATTAAATCGGGATCTGTAACTTCTCTTAATCCTACAAATCCTCCACCTTGTGACTCTGGTATAAACTCAGGGTAACTTGTCTGGCTATGACACGGCACAACCACGATACCCTTTTCTCCGTCCCAAACTTCTCCAGTAACGGTGTTGAAAAAATCTCCCTGTTTTAATTCGGGGATGTATTTAGCATCACTCTTCTTGAGTTGTGGACTTGTGCTTTGTGCAATCCTAATATTAGGTATTTGCAATTCGTTGGACTCAAACACTGCACCTTCGCCAGCGGTTGCCATCATTTCCTCCATTAGCTCTGTGGAGGGCAGATTATCTTCTTTTTTTACTACTTTATTCATTATACTTTCCTTTTAACTTCAGCAGTTCTTGCTACAAATGCTCCAAACAAATCCATGTCCAAGGGCAAATCTTTTTCAACACGTTCTTTTACAAACGCTTTTAAAGTCATTGCATGTATGTGAGTTTTTTGCTCTGGGTGAAAACCCTTTTGCTCCAAATCATACATAACATCACCAGCTTGGTTATCTTGCCCACGACCGAACGAAACTATAATGTCATTTTTTATAATGTCATCAAGTGCGTTCTCTCTGAGCCAATTATAAGCCTCTTGCTTCCGTTCCGCAGGGATACTTGCAGAAACAAACGTCTTGAGTTTGACGGTAGCCCCATCAACATCAATTCGCTCAATACCCATTTCATCCATGAGCATTGGTATGTTCTCCAATGATATCTTCTGTTTTTCTGATTTTAACGTCTTCAAATGTTCTTCAGTATCAGTAATCTGCTGCTGAATGCTATTTAATTGACGCACAAGATTTGATAATTTTTTCCCGCCTTCTGCTTCTACATTTAATAAAGTATTTGCGTCTGCGAACATTTCATCGTCTAATATTGATTCTTGCATTGTAGTACATCCTCTTCAGGTTTTAATATTGTTGACGAAACCATTTCGTTCAACTATAAACAACATAAAGGATAGTATGCATGGAAGTCAACTATAAATTTAAAACGAAACCGTATGACCATCAATATGACGCATGGGTCAAGAATTTATCTCTTTCTCATTATGCATATTTTATGGAGATGGGTACTGGTAAGTCAAAAGTTTTAATAGACACGATTGCATACTTATCTAACATACAACATCTTAATTTTGCTCTTATTATCGCGCCAAAGGGTGTGTATAAGAATTGGGTTAATAGAGAAATACCACAACATTTTCCTGACGATATAAGAAAAGATTTATTTTATTGGCAATCCACTAATACAAAAAGATATAAAGACCAGTTTAAGTCTTTCTTTGCTTCAACTAATCCTGGAGTAAAGATTTTTGTTATGAATGTAGAAGCATTCTCATCAGCAAAAGGCAAGAGTGTCGGGGCTTGGTTAGCCAAAAAGTTTGGTTCTTCGGGAATGATAGCTATAGATGAGTCAACCACAATAAAAAACCCTAAAGCAGCTAGAACAAAAGCATTATTGAAACTAGCACCACAGTTTAAATATTCAAGAATACTTACAGGTTCTCCTGTAACTAAATCACCATTGGATCTATTCTCTCAATGCGAGTTTCTTGAACCAAGCGTCTTAGGGTTCGATTCCTTTTATGCCTTTCAGAACAGATACGCTGTCATACAAAAACGCACAATGGGTTCTCATAGTTTCCAACATATAGTTGGGTATAGAAACTTAGAAGAACTTACAAAAAAAATAGAATATTTTAGTAGTCGTATTTTAAAAAAGGATTGCCTTGATTTACCAGAGAAGGTTTATACCATCAGGGACATCGAGCTTACACCAGAACAAAAAGATATGTATAACGACATAGCAAGAGAAGCTATGACGTTACTTGAAGATGGTGGTCTTGTTACTGCTATGCAAGTCGTAACTCAGCTTCTTAGATTTCAACAAATACTATGTGGTCATCTTCCAACCAACGAAGGAGATCTCGTTGAGTTTCCCACGAATCGTCTTACTACATTAATTGATTGTATCGAAGAGACTTCTGGGAAAGTAATAATATGGTCACGATTTAGATACGACATAAAAAAAATATACAGCACACTTTCCAATAAGTTCGGGGAAGACTCTGTGGTATCCTATTATGGAGATACTTCAGAGGATGACAGGGAGTTGGCAATACAAAACTTTCAATACGGTGATGCTCGTTTTCTGGTGGCAAATCCTGCAACAGCTGGATATGGACTCACACTTACCGCAGCAAACACCGTTATTTATTATGCTAATGACTTTAACCTTGAAACTCGGATGCAGTCTGAGGACCGGTGTCATAGGCTTGGACAAAAAAATACAGTTACTTACATAGATTTTATATGTGAAGGCACTATAGATGAAAAGATTGTAAAATCTTTGAGAAGTAAAATTGATATAGGAGCAAAAGTGTTAGGGGAGGAAGCAAGAGAATGGTTAAAAATGATAACGCGATAAAGGAAAGCATTAGTGTTTTACTGCATTATGAACAAGGTAAAATAAATTTAAAACAAGCGGTTAATCAATTAAGAAGTCTTTCGGGATTAAGTGAAGAGATTGCAGAAACATTTATAAAAAGTTTGAACAGAGCTAACGTAGTGCAGTTAAAGGATAAGCAATGATACACTTAGATGAAGCAGCAAACATGAGCGCAGAACAATTGCGAGAAGAGTTTAGACGTTTGTCTGACGAGGTTATAAACTTTAAACCCAGTCAAAAGACTAGGCAAACAAGAACTTATGTTAACTCTAGTCGTGGAGAGGAACCAACTTTTACTGCCAGAAGCAGAGAATTTGGTTCTAAACTTAAAGAAAAATGGCTAAAGTATAGACAATGATTATATCTTGGTGGTCAGCTGGAGTAACTAGTGCAGTTGCAACAAAACTTGCCATAGATAAATATGGCAAGGATCGGGTCTTACCCATATACTTTAAAATAGACACCTCTCATTCGGATAACGAGCGTTTTATTCGGGAGTGTGAAGAATGGTATGGTCGGGAGATTATGCAGACGCAGTCGCATAAGCATACCAATCAATTTGAAGTGATTGAAAAAGATAAATATGTAAACGGTCCCGGAGGTGCTAGATGCACACTCGTTCTTAAAAAACGTGTTCGGCAGCGGATTGAGAAAGAGATGGACTACGAAGCACAAGTATTCGGGTTTGAGTTTTCCAAGAAAGAAGTAAATCGGGCTGTTAGATTTAAAGAACAATATCCAGAAGCTAAACCAATTTTCCCTTTAATAGAGAAAAAACTAACTAAACCAGAGTGTCTGTACTACCTTGAACAAGCTGGAATTGAACGACCAGAAATGTATAAACTTGGTTACGGCAATAATAACTGCATTGGTTGCGTAAAAGGTGGTAAGGGGTACTGGAATAAAATTCGGGTTGATTTTCCTGATTACTTTGAACGGATGGCTCAAGCTGAACGCAAAGTCGGGAACTCCTGCCTTCGAGGAGTTTATCTTGATGAGTTACATCCAAAAGAGGGGGCACGACAAAAAATCGTAACCCCTGACTGTGGTAATTTTTGTGACATTGAATTTACAGAAATAATGCACAAGAACATTGATGAAATAATGAAGCAGCCAGAACAGCTATCTCTATTCTGATTCCCATCGATAAAATATATGATCATCAATTCGGGTTATATATTGCTTGCTTTGATACCAATCGGGCAATACATAAACAGCATGATAGTGTGTTGCTCCATCAACAAGATCATACACTCGCCTTCCATATGTTCCAAAAGCTATAAGTCTTGCTTTCTCCCAAGCATCCATGTCTTTCGGGACATCTGATTTACCATCACAATACCACGAGAACTGACACTTGTTTCTTATCGGGATTTCGGGATTCCAGCTGTATGTCTCTCCTTGAAAAACAACATCACAAACCGTGTCGGGGAATCTTTCATCCATAACACGGTTTATGGTTACTTGAGCGACTGCTACCTGACCCATCGTTGATTGATTTCGGGCTTCCCAATAAATATTTAAAGCCAAGCAAGTTAGAGCTTCAATCACTGCTTTGTCTTTCTAGGTCTGCCTCTTTTTTTCAAATCCTTCTTGGCAGCCGAAACAGTTTTTTTGCCAGATAAGTAAGACGGGTCAACAGAGGACCCAACTCCCTTTACCGATACCACGGTTTCTTCGGGAAACCACTTGGGGAAAAAAGCTTTTAATAGTTTCTTAATCATTTAATTAATTTCCTTTTAATTATTTACTAAAATACAATCTACTTGAAGAATTGTTTTGTTCTCATAATATTCGGGTGCAAGATGGGCAATGTCATATAAACATTGCCACATTTCTTCATGCTCCGTTTTACTTTGAACCCAAGAACACTCTCCGTTAGTACATATTAACAATACAGCAAGATATTTAGTCAGCATCCTGCCTCCTCATTAAAGACAATTCCTGTTGAACCTCATCATAGGTGTCAATCTGATTCTCTCCGTGCTTCTCGATCCAGTCCTCTCGGCTGAGATACTGAGCGTCCTCCTCCATATCCATCAACCAACTTTTTACTCTTCCCATCTTGTCCTCCTGTGGTGAAGAATCGAAACCAATGTTCCGAACAATAGGGCTGATTATTTTCTAATGCGTCAGCCCTCTCTCCGCATATAACACAACGCTTCCAAGTCATGTTATGTCTTCTGAAGGGTTTAATCCTAACTCTTCGGTGATGTTTGCCATTGATTCACAGATTTCATTCCATTGTTCATCATACATTTCTTCACCTTCTGGAATACAATCCTCACGGAAACCATGTAAAGCATCCCATATAATTGATAATTTATTTTTAAGTTCTTGCTCTGTAAACATGCTATTCATACTCCTCGCATTTTACTTCACGAATATCACCTCGTGTTATTTCAACAAGTCCATCTAATGCCTTGTTGTATTCTGTTAATATATTTTCAATAAACTCTTCTTTATTATGAGCCTCCCTAACAGGGTTAACCCAAGGAAGGTCAATCACACATTCAAATCTTTTCATTTTAATCCTTTCAATAAGTGACATATCATATCCACAGTCCACCCATTGCCTAACATTCGATAGCGTTGGGTGTTAGATACATGAGCCGTGTAATTGTCAGGAACTGTTTGCAATCGCTCGCACTCTATGGGTGTTAGCTTTCTCCACATCAATTCATCAACGTTTACCGCTACATTATCCTTCTCAACTGTAGTTAGTGAATTGGACTTGCCATCTTCTCGCAACTCCAATTCCTGTTCTGTCATGCCCGATACTTTCATTTTATGATCCTGTCGCACACCATCAACACGATAGCGTCCTCTAAATGAACCACCATACACAACAAAATTATTATGCTCCCAAGCTGAACCGTCCTTTGCTTTTATGCCACCTTGATTCTTGCCCCTTGGCACTTGCAATATCTTTGGTTCTTGATTGCCCCCCTGACTTGAACAAAGTGTTGGGGCTTTACCATCAGGATGATAGACACGCTTTATAATATCGTGCCCATTTAAATCCGCTTCACCCGCAAGTATCAATCCGCTATCGCTCGGAGTATTGAAATCAAATACCAACTGCCTTCTGCTTTTCTCAAAATATGTCCTGAGATTGCCACCTTTAAAATAGTTGGCATCAATACAATGAGCTTTCTGCCTATCGGTGAAACCATCCTCTAATATGTCTTTTAAATAAATGTGTTTGTTTTCTGGGATGGAACGAACTGGAATATTTGTCCAATACAATCTGTCTCGGTTCTGAGCCGACACAAGATTAGAATTAAGCCTAATCGGTTTTACTCCAAGTTGTTCGCTAATCACATCCTGATAAATTTGTTTCATATTCACGTTTTCAAGTAAAAAATATTTCGGTTTCAATGCTCTTAGTAAGCGCACATACTCAAAAAATAATTGGGAACGAGGATCATCGAATGCCAGCTGACCCCCCGCAAATGAAAATCCCTGACATGGTGACCCACCAAATAATAAATCAATCTTCGGGAGGTCGGACTCTTTTAGTTCGGTCACGTCCCCAACGTGTATCGTGTCAGGATAGTTGGCTCTTGCCACTTGGATCGCATACTTATCAATCTCGCTTGCATAGTAAGCGGATGGAGTAATTCCCATCCGCTCAAGAGCAATGCGTCCACATGACATTCCATCAAATAGACTAAGCACTCTCATTTTTTGTCCTCCTCTAAACTATCCCTTAGTTTAGTGTAAGCTACAAGAGCGTGACCAAATCTGTCCAAATGCTCCAATTCTGGTCGCTCACTAAAGTTTGAATCAATGTAATGATCCAATATGTTGACAAGAATCAACCTCTCTTCCCATGTTAAATCATTAATAATTCTCATGCGTATTCATCCCTGAGATATTCATTTGCAGACCAATCCTCTGGAATCTCATTATGATAAACTTCCTTACCATCTATAAACTGTCCACAAAATCCACCACCATATTCTATGTATTCAGCAAACAAAACATATCCTAGTTTATGCATTTTTTCAAAAATAGGAATAGGTGGACACCACGGAGTATCAAACTTAAAACAATGTAATCCTAAGTCTTTATGAACGGATTGAGTCCCAAACCCATGATAACTAACCTCTGAGATATCCCACTTCATGCCCCAATTTTGGTTTGTCCAATCCAGAGGTCTAACGTGCCCATGTTTTCGGACAATTTCCCTTTGCTCCTTAATCGGAATAGCAATATTTTCAGCATCCATTTTGGTTATAAAATCGGCATCACATGGTGCATTTACTCGCCACACACTATGCTCCTCACCATTTATCGTGCAATGTCCCGAATGAATATCCTTTAACACGTCAGGAAATGGAGTGATGTAATCACAAAGTCGGCTTTCCTCAAGTGCGTTAAGTGTGGACTTTATAGTTTTAAAGTCCTCATGATTTACATAAATTACATTTTGACACCAATTAGGCATTTAATAATCCTCCGTTTTTAAAGATTGCAATAGCTTCGTTTAATGGAATGTCGTTCAATATCAACGCTTCTGGGTATAAACCACGAGCAGACACGATATGACTTTTTTCTATTTTTTTCGGTTTATTCCGAAATTTAATCTCATATATTTCATTCGGCTCGTTCTTCTCAACGATAAACACCTTCTTAGATAATTGTCTCTTGAAGTGCTTTTCGTCTAACCAATCCCCGACCTGACTTAAACACCAATGTTCAAAGGTAGTGTCATGTTCGGTTTTGTTCTCTGGATCAACAAAGTGATCCATTGTCCATTTTGGCATTTCCTCACGACATCTTTTTTCGATATCTCTTAAACCACCATACCCGAAAGCCTCTGTCGGATATTCCCGATTTGCTCCACCATGTCCATCATTGCTGACCTCAATAACTTTCTTGCCATTAAGATAGACATTGGCATTAAAGCAATAAGTCTCTTCTGAGTTTGCTTCAAGATGCTTGATACCCTTTATCTCCAAGGTATCTCCGTTTTTAAAAACAAATTTAAACATTTTTTTAATCTCCAGTTTCATGTTTGTTTTCAGACTTGCGTCAGACAGGCACTATGAATGCCTGTTTCGTCTATTCAAGACTCGTCAGTAACGCTAAAATAATCCTCTAATAAATATTGCAGAGGTTCAAATCCAACCCAATCGTCCCAAACAAAGTCCCTAATGGCTTCCTTTACCGAAATACCGTCATCAAAATACCCACGATAATCCGCATCAGGCAAATCATGGTAAGTAATACCACCTGTATAAGACGTTAAGACTTTGTTTAATTCTTTCATCCATTCATCAAAATTCATTATCCAACCTCCGCAAATTCCAAATATGTTTCGTCATTAAGAGAGACACCCCAATCTATTAGTTTCCACCCTTCTGTAGTGTCATAATCTCGTCCGTATATATTCACATTGATTTCACCATCCATGTAAATTTCATACCGATAATCTAAATCACCATGCTCTTCCCAATGGTTGGTGAGGTAAATACCCCCACCACCTTTGCCTTTGTTTCCGCAAACAAAAGCACACGCAAAATCGCTTGGCTCAAATCGTGGTGATTGCCATGCAAATGGCAATGCATTCCTGATCCATTGCATTGCACCTTGTGGGTATCCATCATGATGTTTGTAAACGTGATATTGCTTCCCATCGTTCATGATATCCCGAAATGTATAAACTGCTCTTGTACTCATCTTAAATCTCCAATCCATTTTTTTTAACATTCTTTGCCCAAGCATTCTCGTATGTACGTTCCTGATTTATTAAACGCTCTAACCACATTTCTTCTAAATCATCGTCATCCATATCTTTGCAAGATAAGCACAAAAAGAATGTCTCCTCTTTATGCTTAACCATTTCCATATCTTTTTCATTGACGTGCTTTCCACATTTGTCACAAGAAACATTATTAACGTAAGACATCTTATTGCTCCGCTAACGCTTCTTGCTTTTGGATGCCGAAATATTTTCTTGCCAAATATTGGTCAATTACATAATCACCACCATCAGGCAATTTCTTTATAATGTAAGGTTTTTTTGTTGCCTTCTCGCGATAACCTGTCATGGAATATTTACCATCAGGCAAATCACCAATCCTAGTTGGGTCTACATCATCAATCGCTGAATAATATGCCAAGTCACGCTCTTCCTTGCTTGGAGTGCCTTTTTTAGAAAATGAAACTTTAAAATTGGCATCAAATGTGCCGTAAGTACAATTTCCAACAGTTGCCTGATAGTTAGTATCAAATGACTTGAGAACTCTATCAAGTTCTCCCCTTAATTTTTCTGCTTCTCTCTTATCCATTAGTCATCTCCTAATTCAAATCTCTGTTGAAAGTAAAAACCAGAACCATCACACTCAATACAATTGATAATCTCACGAGTATCTGGCTGAATGTCGAAACCATGACCACCACAATTACAACACTCCATATTAATATTTAAGATTGCTCTTTTGGGAAACACGCCCCACGCTTCTTGAACTGAATCCATTTTGTCCTCCTCTGGATAATGTTAAGGTATTTTCAGAATATATGAATCTGGGACAGTATGCAACATAAAAAACAATTACTCATGAACTTTGGCACGTTGTCACACTTATAGAAGTATTTGCTGAAAAAAAAAAAATAAAAAAATAATTTCAAATGTAGTGTGACAAGTGTGACAAGTGTGACAAAAATAAAAGTTTTGTTTTTTTCCAGTACCTTACAATTCCAAAATTTGTCACGTTATGTCACGTTTGTCACACTACTTTGCCTATATATGGTAAAAACACCTATATAGATAATTTCAAAATTGCTGAAAACCTTGTTATAAAGGGATAGAAGTGTGACAAGTGTGACAAATTTAGGAGACAGGTGTGCCAAACAAACTTGGAAGACCAAAAGGACTAACAGAGAGACAAAAAACTTTTGCTCAGTTTTACGTTGAAGGAATCTACTCTAATGCTGAATGTGCTAGAAAAGCAGGATATACAGATAAAGCACCCCATCAAATGGCATATAAATTATTAGATGGAAGATTTCCTTTGCTTATAGAGCATATAGAAGAATTAAGAGAAGAGCGTGAAAGAAAATATGGTGTAACTCTTATTGGACAACTTAAACGTCTAAAAGATTTATCTGAAGGGGCTGAAGAGTCTGGTCAGTTTTCATCTGCTATTAACGCTGAAAAGATACGCTCTGCATTAGGTGGCTTGACTGTTGATAGACGTGAACAGATTCACCAATTAGATGAGATGTCAAAAGAGGAGATTGCTTTGCGGTTAGCAAAGTTGAGACGTGAATATCCACAGGCATTCATAGAAGGTGAATATCAGGAGATTAATGATGTTGGAGAAAAACTTTTGGAGCATAGTGAAGAAGAATCTGCCTCCGAAATGTCTAGCAACTAGAATAGAAAACAGAAATGGTGGAGGTGTCCCTGATGTTCATCTTGTGTGGGATGGCTTATGCTTTTGGACAGAATTAAAGGTTACAAAAGGATATAAGGTAAACTTATCGCCAGAGCAAATTGCTTGGAATACCGCGTATTCTCATTATGGGGGCATAAACTTTATCTTAGTTAAAGCCCCTAGGGACGGTAGTATATTTTTATTTTCGGGTCGGGATTCGGGTCTTGTATCAAGAATCGGGACTCGTGCCCCATGCCTATATAAGGGCAACAGTTACAATGAATTATGGGGCAAGGTTCGGGAGTCGGGAATCGGGCTTCTTAATTCGGGTCGGGTCGGTACTGGAGTTTTCCCCGACCCAGGCGGGACAAGTATCGAGGACTAGGCTATCCGCAGCCGAAACAGCTGGGCAAAAAAAATGGGGCATATGCCCCACTTCTTAAAAAGATACAAGTTTTTCATTTTTAAATAATTGATTTTTAGCTATCTCATATTTTTGTTTTTTTGTCTTAAATTCATGTTGGTTTAAAAATCTAAATTCACCAAATCGAAAACTTGTTGCTAGTTTATCTCTCTCTTTTTCCAGTTTAACTATTTTCCTCTCTAAACTTTTAATTTCTTCTGTATTGTCCTGAATAATAATATCGTCATATTTTTGCATTTTTGTTTTTCCTTGTCTGTCTAACATTTCTTAAACTCAATAATTTTTGTGTAATCTTAGCTATTGGTTTTTTGGTTTCAAACTGAATGCTTTTATCTTTTAATGATTGGTACGTATACATTATGCTAATTCCTTTACATATTTAGATCCGTTGCCATGTGCGACAATAGCAATAGATTTGTTAGACTTTGTAGTCGTGCCCGCACATAATCCACACTTGATGCAGGATGTTTTTTTGCCCGCCTCTTCACTTGCTGGGCATAAAATTTCTTTATCTTTGTTTAATTCGTTTAGATTTCTAATAACTCTAAACGTACGCCAGCCAATTTGCCAAGCCAGATCTGCATCCTCTAACGTGTCGGCAGAATGCATAAACAGATCAGATCTAAAATCTGCTGTTTTAACATTAGCTTGATGCGAATACGCGGTATGTCCACTAGCAAGAGATAAAAGCGAATCCCAAATATAGGACGGGATAGCACTCGGATCGCCATATGTCCCGATCCTTACCTTACGACCGCGTGCAATTTCTGCAATCTCATCATGTCCATTTAATAAAGGGTAAGCATTTTTTTTGAATTGCTTATATGTAGTTAAAGGCGCATGCATTAAAGTGACATAACAAGATCTATTTTTAGCGGTTTTCTTTTTTGGGTCGTTGTGTGCAATTCCTCTATGTGGACAATTTCCACATATCGAAAAATCCGCGCCTGTTTTAGATGCGCTTATTGGATCTATATCCGATCTAATAATTTGCGTTTGTATCATCGCGCCTGTTTTACTGTTTTGTGATTTACCTATTTGTGCAATTGCTACAATAGGCTTTCCGTCTAATAAACTCGCGCCCTGATAAATTATGTATCCATTTGGTTTTTTCATGATTAACTATCCTCTCTCATAGTGTCCTATATTGTACCAGGATCGCATATTTAATGCAAGTATCGGGTCGGGTCGGTACTGGAATTTTTTTCGGGTCGGGTCGGGTCGGGATTGGAAACAAAAAAGCCAGCCCTAGGGCTGGCTTTCTTGAAAGGAACATTAACTATGAATGTATTTAAAATCTACCATAGGCAGCCGAAAATAACAAATAAAAAAAGGCGGGTTACCCCGCCTTTTATTCATGGTTTTGTTAACCTATCCAAAACCCCTGACCATTATGGTCACGAGGTTTAGTATTTCGCCATTTCATATCAGGTTTTGTTACAAGATTAGGGAATATAAAATCTTCATCACTATCGAAATATATTTCTATTCCCTTGTCGCGGTCGCTTTCAAAACCATTCATCTCGGCAACCAACTCATAAAAATCTTTGCCTCCAAATATTCCGTATCCGTCATAACCATATTCAAGCCACTTATTGCCTTTGTTATCTAACATGAAAATAGTCCTTGTTGGATACATGTCTTGATGTATGTTCCAAATGACAGCGTTTGTATCTGTCGTATGCCATGAAAAGAACCCCATTTTAATAACCTCCGAAAATTGTATATGATAAATAAACGCTTAAAATCATGGCGAGCATTACAATGCTCGCCCCGATAAATTGTCTTAATCCCTCATTCATGATCCGATCCAATTCAGTTTTGTTTGTGCTTTTCTTACGGTTTCTTGAAGCACTTTCTCTTGCGCTTGTTTTTGAGTACGCTTTCTCAAAATGCCTGCACTTGTTTTATATTTATCCGTTTCAAGGAAGAACGTATAAAGAGTATTTCTTATCTCTGCGAATGCGTCCTCTGCATCCTCACCGAATGCTTTCATAAATAAAGTATAGCTTGGCATTTTATTTGATGCTAATCCGTAGGGCTTGCGCTTTGCTAGCCCTCGTTCAATTGCCATTGCTTCGATTTCTAGCATTGTTTTCTTTGCTTCCTTCGCTACTTGTTCCATGACTTCATAATCTTTTTTAAAGATTTCTAATTCGTTGTCATGTCCGCGTTCTACATTTAAATAATTTAACATTGTATATGTTCCTTTTTTTCTGATTAATACTTAATCAGAATACACGAATAAAACACATTACGCAACAGTATACTACAGTATACTACATGCCTGGGGTTACTTGGTCGGATCGGATCGGGTAGTGTCAAATCATTGACCCCCGACCCCCTTGACAAAAAAATCGGGCGGCCGCACCC